GTTTGCATTCAATCAACACTTTTTTCCACCCATTCTTTTCTTACCTGCTGCAGCCATAGCTTGAAATTTAGATTTACCATATTTCTTACGACCGATAGAAGCAGCAATAGCTTTAGCAGAATCTTCAGACTTTCCTTCTTTCTTCAATCCTGAAACCATCTCAGCAAATCTTCCACCACCACCTGGCTCCATTGATTTGGCTCCACCTGTTTTTTTATTAATAGGATGCCCATTTTTATCAAAGCCTGTTTTCCCTTTAAGCTGTTGTCTAAAACTATCAGAAGCAGCTTTACTTGCTTTCTTCATATATACATCAGCGACATTTTTATTTCCAAATTTAGCATTAGTAGCAGCAAGATCGTAGAATAATTCTTTATCTCTATTAAAATAGTCTGTACTGTCTGCAGTTGGCGGTCCGGGTCTTTTTGCATCTTCACCGATAAGTTTTGCACGGCTTCTCAGGTCAGCTAAAGCTTCTTCAGCTGTCAGCTTTTTAGCTTCTTCAGCTGTCAGCTTTTTTTTAGGATCATTAGTTTTAAAACCAGCATTTTTGTACTTTTTCACTCCACCCATTTTCATTTGTGGAGCTCCGAATGATAGTTCTTTGTTTTCTACCATGAAAGATTCACCTTCTTTTTTGGCCTCTTTCATTACTTTTTTCTTAGAGGGTTTACCCCCTTTTTTATACATTGATTTCATGATTTCTGATTTATTATTGTTAGCTCCTCCAAATTTTCTGAAAGATTTAGTTTTCTCTTTAATTCCTTTAGGCTGAGATACAAATTGCTTTCCTTTGCTGTTACCTTTTGCTTTAGCTTCATTGGTAGCCGCTTTCTCTCCTGAACTTAATGAATCCCATGCTGCTTCTGGTAAATAACGTTTTTTACCATTAGCTTTAACTTCTTTGCTAGAACCACGTTTTTTATTTGCATGAGTTCCAGAGGTCATCCATTTCTGGTCTGTCCAATTCTTTAAACTCTGCTGTGATTTAGCTAATCCCATTACTTATATCCTCCTCCGTTAGCTTTATATTGTTTGGCTAAAAGTTGAGCTTTTCTAGCACTCCACTCCCCAGGATCTCCACCTTTTGAACCAGCTTTAATTCTGTTAAACAAAGACTTTCTCATGCCTGGCTTTGTATAGTTGCCAGCTTGATTTACTTTGGATTTGGTACCTCCAAACTTTAACTCTTTACTTTCTTCAATAAAAGATTCTTTATTCTTCTTCATTTTCCTTTGTTTTTAAAAGTTGCCTTTCTTTTCTAGCTTTTAAAGCTCTTTCAATGTTGAACCAAATTAGGGTACCTCCACCGACTATTCCTATAATCCAACTAATGCTGTTGGTAAGCATAGCCCATGAGAAAGTTCCCCATATTACATTTAGCCCTATCCATTCTCCGTATTCAGTCAACTTATTTGTATCAATGTTAAAGTTTGTCATTTCAGTTTAAATTAAAGCAATTAACTCCAGTTACTACAACTGCCACAGTTCCAGACTCTTAGTGATTTATTAATCCTTGAGTTAGGATCGTTAGCTGTTTTAGCTGATGTAAGTCTTCTCTTCATACCACACATACGTGAGCAGAATGAGTTTCTCCTTTTACCACCTTTTGGTTGAGGGGCTTGTAGGTTAGATCCAGGGTTATCTCTTTCGTAAGATTTTCTCCCCTTTTCATTTAATCCACCTTTTGGGTTTTTACCTGCTTTATTTTGCCAAGCTGCCATGAGTACAAAGTTAATTAATTATTGTTCGTTTCCTCCAGTTTGTTGAGCAATTTGTGGAATATTTCCTCCGATATCTTGTAAACGGTCTGTACTAATATCTGAGAAAGTTCCTGCTAATAATCTTAATTCTCCTGACATCATTCCTTGAGTTACTCCTTGAACCATATCCATAGGCATTGGAAACTCTGAATTACCTGTATAACAAGGCTGTCCTCCACAGTCTATAAACTCTGATACTTTTTCAGGATCTTCGAATATTCCTCTTACATTAACATATTTAGCTCCTTTTGGGTTAAGTACATATAAGTAATCTTCAATCATATATGCCTTAGTTTGATTCTTAGTATACTTATCATATGGTATATAAGCTACTTCAAAAGGCTTAATCATTTGTATCCGTCCTGTACCTGTTACATCTCCGACATAAGTAATAGCTTCTTCGAAGTTAAATCTTACAGTTCTTGGGATAGGTTTCTTACTACGATAGGCTGGACAGTCAATATCAATATTGCAACATTTAGATAAATCTACTTGCTCTAATTCTACACATCTTAAGTCTTGTTCTAAGTGACGAGTTACTAGGCCGTTACGAGCATAGTCTCTTCTGATAAACACTGCACGATAGTGTTTGATATTGAATTTGATTTGATCAATAGAAATGTTCTCATCTTGTGAGCTTCGTCCACCTCTAAATGAATTCAATAAGTTGTATGCAATTTCGTCTAAAGTCATCTTTATTTAACGTTACTTTGTAAATATCCATCTAATCCTTCGTCGTAGTTATAAATAAAACCTTGTGCAGCTCTTAGTGATTCGTAACCCATCATTTTATGCCAATCATCTGAAGCACATATTGATGGTACAACTCTTACCTTTACTCCTCTAAATTCGTTTACTTGTTCTTTATGAAAATGCCCAACATGAGCTTCTCTATATAGACATCTAGCAAACATCTCTGGCTGTTCTGTAGCCATTATTAGTGGTAGGTCTGCAAATTTTTCTTTATCTCCATGAGTATATAAAATCATATTTTTACCATACTCAAAATACTTACGTGAGGCAGGAGTATTATCTACAGTGACGTTATCATCATTTCTATACCATCCTGCAAGAACATCTCCTGCATAGAACATTCTCTCGAAATCATGATTTCCCGGTACAACAATAATTTGTACGGGTGCATACTGCTTTAAATAATCTACAGCTTTAACAATTAGCTGCCAGTAACCTCTAAAGGTTGATCTCCAATGAAGTGTATCTTGTTGTGGAGTTCCTTTAGTAGTTGCCATTCTCATACCCTCAGAGTTCATACCGTCATTCCCTATTGGGAGAATAATTTTTTGTATATTCAACCCCTGAGCTTTATCCATTAAATCTTGGATAGTTTCTAAAAACTGAGTCTCCATTGCTTCTACACTCATGTCTGTTAACTTCCCATAATGAATATCAGGAAGTGAGATTTCATAAGCAATGTGCCCCCATTTTGATTTAGTACTGTTGTGATAGCTGTGTATCCCTATATATGTAGTAGGACTATAAGATGCTGCAAACTCTTCAATTTCCTCTTTGATATCATCTGCATTTCTATCACTTTTAGTTACTACGGAGAATCTTTGTTCCCCTTTCATATTCTGCCAGTACTTAACAGAATTAATATTTGCAGGGTCTATGCCGTTATTCTTGATGTACTCCTCAAACTCTGTTATTGTATTAGAGTTTTCATTAGACATCTCTAATTTAATTAGACTATTAGCCCTAGTTGTGTCTACTTTCTTAAGGGTTATTTTAACTGCTCTGATTGCAGCTGTAGCAGTTTGTAATGAAACGTTAAACTTTTTAGATACACGAGCAGGCCCGGCTTTTAAGTATCCAGGCTTCTGCTCTAATATCGATATAAGTTTTTGAAGTTTCATTATCCTTCAGTTATCCATAGATTAAAAGTTGCAGTTATGATAATTATATCACTTACTGATGTTCCAGCACTGCTAAATGTTGTACGAACGTCTAATTTTAAATCTAGTATTTCAACTACCCATTCTGAAATAGTTGTCCCAAATGCACTATCTATCTCTGTTATAATGTCTGGGATAAGTACTGCTAAGTTATCTATACCATCTTTACTTGTAATAGTACGAGGAGCTGCTGCACTTTTAATTGTTTTATATGCAATAGTCATAGTATCATAACTAGGAAAAATTCCATAATTACCTAAATTTGAAGGTTTGAAAAAACCATTATTTAGATTTCCATAATTATTATAAGTAATACTATTTGAGTCTAACCAAAATGTTTTTAAAGAAGTTTTTTCAGTATTAACTTCTAGGTTAGTATTTATATTATTTAGAAGTACTTCTTCGTTAGTTTGAAAAGCCATTATTTTAAGGATTTATTAGTTTAAATATCATTTCTAGTTGTTCTGCACTTAAACTTTCAGGTAGAATTTTTTCATTAATCATCTTAAGTTCTAGTGTAGCTTCTAGATCTAATTCTGCATTTACTTCGTCGAGTTGCTTTTTTCTAGCTTCTACAAGTTCTTTATTCTCTTCTTCAAAAGCTTTTAATCCTGCTTCATCTTCAGATTCAATAAACTTTTTTGCTTCGATAGCAAGCTCTATGAATTCTTGTGAAGGGGCTGCTTTTGCTTCTAATGCATCTAAATGATTTTTAATTACTTCACAGTTCTTAATAACAATTAGTGCATACTTTACTCCTTTCTCTCCACGAGTTTCATGTAAAACTTTGTACATGTTTAAAAACTCTCTGTTCGTCGCTGTTACATGTACTCCGTACTTTTCTGGTTGGTTTTGCATATATATTTATTTTTGGTTTACTCTCCTGAAGCATATACTCTAATCCAGGCATCTACTCCGTTAATCTGAATTCTAATTGCTCCTGTCTTAGCAGCTGCTGAGGCAGTAGAACTAGATACAGAATTTGCAGATGCTGCACCTGAGGTTCCTACAAAGTTAGCTAAAGGTCCAGCAGATCCAGTAGCATTAATAACTGTTTTACCACCAGTACCAGAACCACTTGTTCCTGGGTCAAGCACTATGTTACCTCCAGTTCCAGAACCTGCTGCATCTCCTCCTGCAATTGTAACTATACCACCAGCACCTGTACCTGATGCTCCTCCACCTTCAAGAGAAGCTGCACCACCTGCTACGTTTGATACGTTAGCTGTTGATGCTGCTATACCCAAAGATGCAGGGGTTGATGATGTAGTCATTTCAATTCTTTGAGCTAATGACCCATTAAGAGCTATGCTTTGGTTTACGTTTAAATCGTATGTGTAAAAAGCTGTTGGAGTTGAGCTACCAACAAACACTCTACCAGCACTATTTACTGCAATACCTTCATTAGCACCATCCCCACTTAACCATGAGAATCTGTAAATGTTGTATGTTGCGGCATCTAGATTTGCAGTTAAAGTAGATAAGTTAGCAGCAACTGTAATAGATCCTGCCCCATTAGTAATAGTTACGTTAGTTCCTGCAGTTAAATTAGCAAGCACTGGACTAAGACCTGTTCTTCCAATTACTAACTGACCATTTGTAGCTACCCCTAATGCTGATAAAGCTGATGTACCATTACCTAATATTAAACTATTAGCTGTTAGAGTTGCAGCTCCTGTACCTCCATTTGCAACTGGGAGAATGCCTGTAACATCTGTGGTTAAGTCTACAGATGATAAAAATCCTGCAGTAGCATTATCACAGTTTGCTAGGTTTATCAAAGATTCATTAACTTGTAGTGTAATGTTATTACTTGCAGTGGCAACTGTTAATAATGAGTTTAATGACTTAATACCTTTGAAATTCAAAGTATTTTTATTTGTCACACTTACAAATAGTGCCTCACTACTTGTACCTAAAGTAGTCATTGTTGGAAAGAAATCTGATGCTAAAAACTTATAGTTTGTAGGTACAGATGAATTTGCAATTAACAAATAGTCATTTGCTGATACACTTGTTTTTGCTAATGTTGATAATGAGGTAATAGTTGCCATTTATTGTAAGTTTATGTGTCCTCCTGATTCTAAAGTTATTTCTGTTGTTCCGTCTTCCTTATATAGATAATATGTTGCAGCAGCTGGAGTAACTGGTGCAGGAGGATCTGAAACAATACAATCTCTACAAAGTCTATTGACAAAGTCAGTATAAACTTGTAGATGTGTTGTAGTATCTGTAGGGTCTACTACTCTTGGGTATACAATCCCAGCCATAGTTTGACCAGAGTATATGCAATCTAATGATGAGCCTTTATCGTATCTATTAAGTAGATATACGATAAGATCGAGTTTAAGAAGTTCTAAATTAGAACATTGAACACCTCCAGATATTTTATTATAATATGAGGTGCCTTTAGTGGCATAGCAAAGTTCGATAGAGTTTACAAACTCCTCGAAGTCTTGTCCATATATTGTTTCTGGTAGTAATCCCATTTAGCAGCCACATGCACAAGAAGCTGTGCAGAATTCTTTTGCTTTGTTATACTTATTGATAGCGTCAGTGACATTATTATTAATAGCACTGTATAAAGCAGATTGAGAAAGTAGTCTCACCTTCTCTGCTGTACGTAAATCATCGTCACATTTATCACACTCACAAGTACAGTTAATAGCAGATGTAACTAAGCCTGCAATGCAGCAATCTAATTCACACATCCCAACAGCATATTTTTCTATTCCTGTTGTTGGATATGAGATTGTAATAACACCATTAAATGTTTCTCCTGCAGTTGCAGAAGTTAACACCCATGTTCCAGATCCACCACTGTTAGTAACTGTGGCTAATACTTCTGTTTCTGTAATATTGTTCAGAAACTCTACATCTATATTTCCAGTTAATCCTGAAAATACTGTAGTGATTGTTTTACAATCTTGTGAGATAGTTATTGAATCTATTGCTACTGGCATGTCTTAGTTATTGAATGTAAAGATATTAAAAAGTAGGGGATTTGACTCCCCTACTTTTAAATTAATTAATCTTAGAATACTAATTCAGTGTTAGTTACTCCCCAGTTAGCAGCAGAACCACCTAAGAATACAGTATCAGCAACTGTGTTAGCAGCTACTGCAACTTTACTGTAAATCTTAATAGTGTTCAATTCACCTGCACGAGCAATTCCAGTATCAGCTGGGTGATTGTGAGCATACTGAATTTCAACTACTTCGTAAGTATTTCCACTTTGAGCAAACTCTGGGAATGCAGTTGGGAAGTACATACGGTTGAAGTTACCATAACGAGAACGTTGAGATTTCTCATCAGATAAAGCTTGCCAGTAGTTACCACAACCTGCATCAAAGCCTGTTACTGTGAAACTTTGACCAGCTATAACTGGACCAGAACCATCAGAATAGTTAACAGTCAAGTCAAATACAACTCCTGCATGACGAGCAGTGATGTCTACTGTAGAAGTGTTGTCAGTTGTGCTAAATAAAGCATTTAAAGTTTTATTAGCAGCAATTTTAGCAACAATTTGATCGTACAATGTAGCTTCTGTTGAGTTGTGCTCAGTAGCAGATACTTCAATGTTAAAGATCATACGGCCAGCTGCAAAGTTACCGATCAATGGGAATTCATATCCACCTCCTGAAAGGTCAACAGAAGTTCCATTTTGATAGTAGTTAGCATAAGCAGTAGGAGCAGTACGAAGTGCAATACGAACCATTACAGCTTTAGCAGCAGGGTTACCGTTAGAGTCATAACGAATGTTGTGACGAGTAGATGCAACATACTGAGTGTACTTAATTCTTTTAATGTCTTTAACATCAATGATAGGAGAAGCAATTGGGTTAGTACCAGAAGGCATAGTTTGAACAATCTGGATAGGACCAGCAGCGGCCATCATAGATGTTGTCAAGTATGCATTGGTAGCTACATTCCATACTCCAATCAAGCTAGCATTTGCAGCAGCATTTTGAAGAAAGGTAGAACCGTCTAAGATAGTTCCGTTAGTAGTATCGGTAATGTCGTTAGCAACAAATACCTGATTTAGATTTTGAGGTGCCATTTTAATTTAAGTTTTAGGCAGTTAAACATTTATTTATTTTATTCACTCTCGAATGTTTCCATTGTCTGAGTTTGATACCTAGGGTCTTGTATACCCTCAAGTATGCTTTTAATAGTCATCTCTACAATTTCATTGTGAGTGTGTTCTGGAAGTTCACATCCCACTCCGTTAGTTATAGAGATACTATCGGGTCTACGAATATACTTAATAGTAACTTCGGGGACCACAAATTCTTCATCCGTATGTAAATCAATATAGTTTTCTTCTATTGTATACAATGGGGTTCTATAATCAGTTCTGTTAAATGGGTCATCTAACATAACTATAATATCATCATGCTGTGCAAATTTACACAAACTTATCTTATGTACAGTGTTTGTACCAGATCTATAGGTTTTATTTATTGATCTGATGTAATCTCTTTCAACGTATACAGCTGTAGCCATATTTCCAGGTTGACACCATATCTCTCTTATATATGATGCAGTTGAACTTAGGCTCCACCCAGATGGACTGTTTAAGTACAAGTGGTTGCTATTCAATACTGGACTAATATGCACAGTTGTCCCTAAAGAAGCTTGATCAGGGAACGATGTTGCTGGAGTTATACCAAAGTTATACGTTTCTGAATTAATTAAAGATTCGTATACAATCTCTTCCCCTAAAGGATTATTAGTTACTAATTCCCATAAAGAAGATGTTGAATTCCATCTTTCTACTCCTGTTAAAACATATCCATCTACAGGAGGAGTTAACTCAACTCTTACCATATTATATGAGATAGTATTTGAATCATATGTAGCTACGTCATTACATGCATAGTCTACATTACCTCTAACTGATACTAAAAATAAGTAATCTAATGGAAAGGTATATCTATCTATAAAAATATCAGAATAGTTAGAGTTAAATGCTAATCCTTCATAATTAGTAAATCCTGTATGCTCTACTACTAATGTTCTAAGATCGTCAATACGTTTTTGAGACTGTTCAAATCCTTTCCCAAGACGGTTAGATGTGGAATTGTATCTCTGTTTTATGAACCTAATCATAGACAGATTTAACTCATGATCAATCTCTTGAGGTAATAAGTTATCAACCTGAAAGGATGCAATTTTTTGCACCCCCAGGTTGACAGCTATATGCATTTCGTTAACAGTCATTAACAGTTAGTTTAGTATTGTAATTCTTTGAGCTTAGCTCTCATAACATTAACAGCACCAGAATTTTTCTTGTTCTTGAAGTAAACGATTGTGTCTTTGATATCTTCTCCGATTGTCTCATCTTCATGAATATGTTGATTTCCAATCTTACGAAGAACTCCTTTCTCAACCATTTCTTCAATTTCTGCACGGATTTCTAAAGTGTCGTCCTTACAGTATTTCAAAAAACGTTCTGCATTATTTTCTTTATAGTCGTATAATGTGTTTTCAAGTTCTAGATCAGATAGTCTGTCTGGATCAGAATTCATCAAAACTCGAACTAACATTTTCATTTTATCTTTATTATCCCCAAGCTTAATAAACTCTTTATCAGCTTCTTTCTTAATCTGAACTCTAGTGTTCTTTTTGATTAAGTCTTTTTGAGGATCATAAACATAGAATTTTTTGTTAGCATCTGTTTTCATCTCTTCTTCAGACATTGCTACTTGTCTATGCTTTTTACACCATTGGTAATAGATATAATCCATTACATTATTCGGCATCCCATTTCCATCTTTGCTAATGTCAAGTTCTACTCCTTCAAAAGGAACTTTTAAACTTAAACTAGCCCAGAAGTCTTTGGTCTTCTCTGGCCACTTTTCATGTCCAGGTGGTACGTCAATAATTTTGGAGAGTACTTTGTTTTCCTCTTCCCCATCCAATCCTTTGAGTGGCTGACGGTTCACATAAACTGAACCGATTTTTACCTTGGCTCCTGCACGGATTTCCTTAGGCAGGTGATTCATCACCTCTTTTCTTCTAATAATTACTTTCATTTTTTCGTTCTTTTTCTTATCCTCAGGAAGAATAACCTGAGTTTTATATTTAAAAAAGGGAGCAGGCATTAAACCTGCCCCTTTTTATATGCAAACCAAAAACACAATTACGATGCAACACATTGTAAATCCAAGCTTGTATCGAAACGACGAAGTAAGATACCAGCTGTCTTCAACATGTGAACAGATGCACCGTCGATATCACTTGCACGTGTGTCATTTCCAGTAAATCCTTTTGGAACTACTGAACCAGCAACACACCAACGAAGCATTTCACGACCTTTCTTGTTGATCATTTGAAGGTTGTTTTCCCCATCATAAGTAGATTGGTCAACAAATACCATACGGTATGATTCAAGTGGAAGACCAGATACTGGGTGCTTCTTAGAAGCTTGAGCAACTGGACCGTGATCAAACAAGTGAGATTTAACTACATTAACCTTGTGACCATCAACGTGCTCATAAGTAGTGAAGTAACCAGTGATTCCTAAGTTACGACCAGAACCAGTGATGAAGGTTGGTTGTGTAGTTTGTAAGTAAGTGTTTGCACCATAGTAAGACTTAAGAGCACGATCGAATTCACGAGCTCCACCTACACCAGTGTACAAAGTAACTTGCTTATCAGTAGCGTCAGTCATACCATAGAACAAGTCACCGATAGTTTCTTCAATCTTAGTTTGAGTAAGAGTTGAGTAAGTATCTTTATTGATGATTTGCTCAAGAAGTCCAGGACCTGAAATTACTGGTTGACCGTTCTCATCAAGCATGGTAGAAGTACCATTTGCATCGTGAGTTTTTTGTCCATACCAGTAGTACATTTCACATTCTTCTTTGAACTTCAACATGTGACGGTACTCTTCGTAATCCATCCACAATTTAGTTTTGCTACCTTCTTTTAATGGAAGCTCGAATTGAGCAACATAGTCTTTAGCATTACCAGAGAAGTGGTAAGATTTACGGATAGTTCCGATTTTAGAACGAACTAGTCCAGGTGCAGTCCAGTTAGATGCATTACCACGAGAGAAGTCAATTCCCACGTTAGCATACAACATACCCCACAAGGCACCATCAGCTAAGTCACCACCTGCAGAAGCAGATAGAGCAGCAGCATCAGGAGAAACTAGTTTTAAGGTGTACTTCCATCCAGCTCCATCAGCAACTGGCTCAGTCATAATACGAGCTAAAATACCAGATTGAGATACAAGAGTGTAAGGGAAAATAAACCATTTGTCTGGGAAAGTTACAGTGAATGCAGATCCACCTGCTCCAGTTCCAGAGCTTGCGATAACAGGACGAACATTAATTTCGTGTGTTTTAACACGATATTCGTACTCATAACGATCGATAGATTTAGTGTTACCAACACCTTCAGTTAAGAAAGACAATGGGAACTTCTTCTCTTCACGACCAGCCAAATGAGTGATGATAGGAGATAACTCCTCAGGACGTTCCATAAGTGCATTAACCAACGAGTTAGTGTCAGTCATCTGAGCATCATTATAGTACGTTTTTAATACTTGCATTAGTGCCATGATTCTTTATTTTTTAAAAGTTAAATTGCGTTTTATTCAAACAGCTTCTTCATGTCCAGTTGTTCTGGATCAAATTTTCTTATTCTTTTATCGGATTTACCGTAATTCTTTAATTTTTCTTGGTTAGACTGAATCTTATCTCTTAAGCTTTTAGCACTTTCAGTTCTAACTTTAGTTGTGATGATATCTTGCAAATTCATCTTCTTGTACATCAAGTAATCGATTGCAAGTTTTACATCTAACTCAGAGTTAGCATAATCCATATCTCTACGAGTCTTTCCTGATTTATCTACAGGCTCAGAAATGTAGTCGAAGAATTTTGCTTTCTCTTTTTCTGGGATACGAATTCCTGCAAATTCACGACCTTCTTGAATAGTGTTAGCTACTCCTTCCCAAAATTCATCTTGCTTTTGCTTTGCTTCAAGCTGTTCTCGTCTTTGTCTTTCAACAATTTGTTCACGTTCTTTAGCTTGGATATTAGCAAGTTGTTTTTGAGCATTTATAGCTCTGTCGTATAATTTACCAGAATCTTCATAATCCTCTACCATATCTTTGATGAATTCATCATCATGACCTTTAGTTCTTAAGTATTCTACTACGAATCCTTTCTGAGTACGAGAGTCAGATTTATCAATTTCAATGTTTCCATAATCCAAAGATGGGTTATATGCTTCAAAGAATTTGTCTGGATCTCCACCAGCTAGAACAAAGTCAAGATGTTTCTGTACGGTAGGAAACTGATCAAATAATGATTGAAGTTGATCTTCAGCAATCTCTTTAGCTATGTCTTTAGTGAATTCAATTAAACCTTCTTCGGTATCAGCATATTCATTTTCTAGTTCATACCCAAGTTGTTTTGCAATTGTCTCAGCTATAGACGCTTCTGAGTCTTCACCTTCTTGCTCATCCCCTAAGTCATCGTCATCGTCATCATCGTTAGATTCAAATTTCTTCTTAGGAGTTTTTGCAGGAGGAGTATCATCATCTTCATCCTCTTCAATTTCATTTTCTACATCAGAATCATCTTCCAATTCATCATCGGTAAGTTCATCTTCGTTTTCAATGTTTTCAGCTGCTCCCTCTTTAGGGTTAGCTGTCTCAAGTCCATCTCCAATAAAGTCGTCGAAAGAGATGTCTGAGAAACTTAGTTTTGTGTCTTGTTTTGCCATATATACAAAGGTATTGGTTTACTTATATCAAAAAAGTATAAATTTATTTTTTATATTCCTCTTTATTATATCACACTCGTCTTTTTAGTCCTCTACAAGTGTAACACTTAGCTCCCCCCATTTTCTTCTTTTTATCTTTCTTTATCTTCCTATCTTCTTCTTTAAAACCTCCTGTTGCAAACTTTACTTTAACTGGCTTTCTTTCAGGGGTTCCTTCTTTAGAAGTTTTTTCAGCATTTTTATTAGTGTCTACTTCAACATCTTCAAAGCTTGGAAGATCATATTTTTTATCTTCAGGTATCCTTATATCTATATTTTTATTTTCTGTTATATCTTGTCCAAAGTCTAATGCATTTAGTATTTGTTGCCAAGGAATATATCTAGTTATAGGTTTTACAGCTTCTTGAACGTATCTAACTTTTCCAATCCTGCCTAAACCAGGAACAGCTCCAAACATATCTAAAGCTTCCGATGAGGTTGGTTTCTCTCTTCCAGATGCTTTCCAGCTTTCATATGCTCTTCTAGCATCATCGTGAGACAGAATTCCTGTTGGATCTAAAAATTCTAAAACGTTTTCAGTTATATCATCCTTACCCCATTTTTTATAAAAATCAGGTACTTGATTCCAATATATTTCTTCTTCCAATGTAGACTTTCTTATTGGTCTAAAATTAGGTAGTGGTTGATTAAGTCCTAAGTCTGGGTATTTACTTGGATCTATATTATAGTTAAATCTATTAGCTTTTACCTCTACCGGATTTACCGTATGAATTGGCATCCAGGCAGGAGGCGGTGTAGCTTTTGGATAATCTTTTGGTGGATCAGTTTTGAATCCCCCTTTAGCTTTTTTATCCATAGCGTTTTGTATTCCTATTCCTACTCCTGTTGCTGGAGCTGCTACCCACAGTCTATTAAATAATTCTGCTAATTTTTTTGGATCTTGTTTATCTATAGTTACTGCAAATGCTGGGTCTATTTTAGTATTACCAGCTTTTACTTGCTGTAAAATATCATTGGCTCGTTCAGAAGTTATAATTTCACCTGGTTTTATTTCATGTGCTTTCCTTAACTCCATAATTCTAGCGTGAACTTCTGTAGGGTCTGCTAAGTATCCAGAGTAAGCATCCTCCATACTCATAAATTTAAATGGGTCTTTTCCTTCTTTTGTAAGTTCTTCCCATTTTAAAAAGTTTTCTTTACTTTTAGGATCTAAATTTTTTAAAATTATATTTCGTTGTCCTGATTTTTTTAATGCTTCTGCAGGTACCCAGTCGTGTGTTCCCTCATGGACAGTCGTACTAGCTCTAAAGCCTTGAGGTATTTTAGGGTTTCTTGATATGAAACTTCCGTATTCATCGAAAGGACGGTATACTCCTCGTTTGTAAAGCTCTCTTGTAGCAGGTGAGACATTATGCATATAGCTTACTCCAAAGTTACCTTGATGCATAGGCCCATTAAATAGCTGAGATGCTAACCCATATTCTTTAGAACTAGGTTTAAAAGTTTTAGACTGCTCTTTAATTAAATTAATAAGTCTGCCAGGAGTACCAGATACATCTCTAAAATTATAGGCAGCGTTCATATCTGCATCTATTTTAGCTTGAGTTGATGGATGCTCTATCCAGTTTTTTAACCAAGTATTTCCCTCTTCAATAGCAGCTCTATTAGCTCTTCCTTGGGTCACTTCTCCTTTTACCTCATTTAAAAATGATTTTGCTCTATTTATTTGTGGTTTAAAAATTTTTCCTGCTAATGGAGCGGACATCAAAGCATCCATCCCCACTTTTCCTGCTCCACTCCAAGAAGGATTTAATGCAAACTCTCCTAAGTCAGGAGCAAAATTTACAGCTCCTTCCACAGCCCCAACTGCCATACCTACTGGAGTAAAGTAAGCCGCTGTTTTGAAAGCAGGATTATTAATTGCTAATTCATGACCTTTTATAATGTAGTCCTTCATTCTTCTATCCTCTAGAGCTTTCTCCTCATCTGCTGTCATTTTACCAAAAGTTTCAGGATTAAGACCTGCATCTACAATAGACTTTTGGTAAGCTTGTTTATTTTCTCCCTCTGCTAATCTTCTTTTAGTTTCTGAAGAAATAGAAGTTCTTTGATTGATTGGTAATTTTTCTAAAACTCCTGTTACAGGATTGTACCCATAGTTACCACTATATACAGCACGTCTTATCTGATCACTATATCTAGAATCATCTGAATAATTACTTCTACTATCAAACCAGTTTGGATCGTTTTTATATGTATACAACCTATTTTCTGCCCCCATTGAAGATAATCCTTGGTTTGGAGGATCTTTCTTAAACCCCCCTTTAGCAAATATTGCCTCCCCTTTGTATGACCCAGTTTGATTTGGTACTATCCCTACGTTAGTCGATCTAGATGAGTCTACTAATGGCTGTTGTTGTTCAGGCATTTGCACTGGAACATTAGCTTGTACTATTGGGGGAGATGATGGGAGTTGTTGTTGAGGTTGTTGTTGAGGTAACGGAGATGTTGGCTGAAGTGTTTGTGATGCAACAAAATCAGACATCTGCTGAGCTTGTTTAACTCTTTGTTCTTGTTGATACTCAGCAATTAAATCTCTCCCCTGCTCATATGCAGTAAAAACATCTAATATACTCCCAGGAAAGCCAGATTGTCTAGCTTTAGATAGTAATTCTTTTCTTTTATTATTGTCTAACATTAGCTCAAGAATTTAAGCTTGTACTTAGCTGAGTTTAAAGTTGATTTAATAGCATCTAAATCATTTACAATTTCTGTGTAAGATATTGTTTCTTGAAGCTTAGTGATTTTATCATGCAATTCTTCAATGTAACTAATTGCTTCTTTTACAGATTTTAACTTAGGGGCTGATGTATCTGGGTAATCTAATATCTCTCCAGTTACTCCTTGATATCCTTCGGCAATTGTATCTGCCAAACCTGGTAATGCCTCATATAGCTCATTAAGAGCTTTGTGAGCTGAGTAAGATCCTGGTCCTGTTACAGTTAAATGAAGAATGTGAAACTTATTAGAAGCATCTAGCATTTCTACTACTAAACTTGGGACTGATACTTTACTTTTTATAGTCTGAGCTACTTTATCTAAATATTTCATTATTGATTATTTTGTGATGCTTTGATTTCAATCTCTCTTTCTTTCAAAGCTATTTGTTGTTGTTTTAATTGAAAATCTTGCATCATCTTTTCTAGTGTAGCTGAAGAATTTTTATCTGAAGCTTCTGCTGCAATAAGGGCTTTTTCAATTTCTAATTGACGATCTTTTTCTTTTTCAATAGCAAGTTGTTGCATTTGCTGTTGTTGTAATTCAATCTTTTGTTGCTCTTGTTGCTGCATTGCTTGTTCTTGAGCTTTCTTAAGTTCTTCTGCAGATTTTTCAGCTTGAACAATTTTATCTTTAATTTGAGACAAGCTATCTGTTTCAAACATTGCAATAGCTGAAGATAATGGCATTCCATTCTGAATAGCTGCTTGAGCAAGACTTTCGATCTTCATTTTCTTTTCAATGTCCTTACCAGAGTCTGATACGAATATACCATACTCACTTTCCATATGAGTAATTGGGTCAATGTCTACTTGGTCTAACGATCCGTCAGGCATTACATACATTGCTTTTTTCCCGTTTAACCAAGCCTCTTTCGAATAATCCAAAAGACCTTGTAATTCCCTTTGTTCAAAGTGTGAGAATTTACGGAATATATCTTCAGTAATATGAGAAGATTGAACAATGGATTGCTGTGATGTGGCTTTTCCTTCATATGTCCCCATTTGCCCTTGTCTCTGTCTAGTTACTCCACTAAGCTTTTCCCATTCTAACATGATTGATTCAAGGAGAGTTAAATATTGTGAGATTGTTTTAATAGACATATCTAATACAGACTGATGCTGTGGAGATAGTTGAATTCCCTCTTTATTGTAATCAACCCAAGCAATACCTGTACCTTCTACAAAGTACATAAACTTGTCCATGTCCCAGTTCTTTGGGATCATGTTAATATCGAACTGAGCTACAATATCTTTTGATCTAGCTATTGCTAGTTCAAGACGGTATTTGTAGATGTTATAGTTAAGCTGGTAAGGTATCCCTAATGATACCAATGAAACATTCTGAGAGTTGATATCAGAATATTTTCTTCCGTTAATTGGGAGTTTACAAATCGATGGGTTATCTAAACTATTTCTTTGATTTGGGAGGGGTTGCATTTTGATGTAGTATAGACCATCAATTCTTGTTCCTTCCCAAACTTCATTAACCCATTCCCATTCTATTTTAGCACTAAGCTCTTTTAATTCTGCAGGAAGTTTGTAAGACTCATCTATGTCGAACATTTCCTCCATACCTGTGTTAGGGTCTGTATACTTTACAAATCCAATACGTTTTCTAGATTTCCAATATACTGTTACAACTTCAATTAGTCTGTTACGATAGATATTATCATCAGCACCAGATGCTTCGGATCTATATAAGAGATATGCTTCTGCAGATGTATGTGTTGGGTTTTCTAAGTTTAATATTTGTTCATCTGATAAGTACTCCCCATAAGCATCGATTATTGTAGATGCATGTGAATATTTACGAATGATGGCCCAGTCTGCATCTTCTACAAAGTCAATGTCTGGATCTTTGTCATAGTCTATGTCTAACGGATTAACTACTTCGTAGAATGGTTCGTTACGACGTACTCCTTTGTGTGAGTAACATTCCCCAGCAATAAGAAAGTGAAAGAATTGTTTTTGAAGTTTATCGTAAATTTCATTAAAGTACATTACATATGTTAAGGCTGCTTGTCCTTTTATAGCTCTTGAGTCTACATATGTTCTATTAAATTCTTCTTTTACTTGTTTAGGGAGAGGGATTTCTTGCTGCTCAATATCTATTTGTCCTTGCTTTGCAAGTTCATTTAAAAACTGACCTTTAATGTTTTGAAGCATTAAGTTTTTAAGAGCCTCTTCTTTTAAGCTAACGGAGTCTGCATTTTGTACAGTTACAGTATACTCTAATGGACGTTTTGATTTCTCCCCTAACAAAAGATCTATGATAGGTTTGATAATTGGGTAGTTACGTAACTTAGATGGGAAGTTTTTACGTGTCTTCCCATAAGGCTTAAGCACATAGTTATAATCTTCTTCATCAATTACTCCATTGTAATAATCATACAATGATTTTAAGTAACTTCTTCTTTCACTGATCCCAAACTTTGATAGATTAATAAATGCATCTACACATGTTTTTCTCCACTCTTCAGTTTTTTGAGTTGCAGGGATTCTTTGTTTTGGTATATGGGCTTGTCCGTACATTAATACAAAATTAGTTTTGATTTACCAGTGATCTGGAAAAATCTTGTTTTTATTAACTTCTTTATAATATCACACTAGTGATAGATCTTGTCAAACCAATCATTAGTGGAATTATCTGAGTCATCTAGCTTAAGTTCTTTATTGTACAACTCTCTTGTATGATACATCCCAATCATTAAGGACATAGCTCGGTCAAAGTTGCCAGTTCTATTAAACTTAATCAACTCCAAAAGTAATGCAGGATCGTATATCTTGTGCATATTTAGTGTAACATTTTCATCTTCGTCTACACCTCTACCACTAACTAACCAGTCTCTGATGTATAATTCCCCTTGAGCCTTACGTTGCTCAGTCATGTGCATACCGTACTGTCGTTTAACAGTCTTACTTCTAAGTTCACGTTTATCAAGCATTTCAAACTCTTCTTGCAATAAATGCATCTTTCGGAAACGTTTTGCATACGGAATTACTTCTCCTCTATCGTTCTCAAACCCTATCTTTGCATTGTAGTATTCTGCAAGCATGAATAGATTTCGGTTATATTCATCCTGAGATTGTGGACGGCCTACGTAAGAAGCAACTATAATATCATCTGGTTTAGAGATATTGTTAGGGACTTTTATAACATAGGCTGAACCAAGAGATGTGGCAGAGGCAGACTTACCTTGAGCATACGGGTCATGACAAATGATGTATAAGTTTTTAGGGGTAATTCCTTCTCTCTCAGTTTTGAATGGTGGTTCATAGACTACTACACAACCAGTTAAATCGTCGTCTTTTCTATGTGGGAATTTTGTAATAGGTTTAAGATTGGCATTAGGCCTGAAGTTAGTTTTGCCGTGGGTGTCATAATACATCTCACCACTAACTCCTATAGCTTGGAGGTTGTTGGCAATTACTTTGTTGTACTGCTCTTTCAAAGAAGCTACGTCAAATACATTAGCAGTTACCTGCAAAGTAGCCTCTTGTGGGGTAAATGGGTGTTCGGCAATATACTGATCGAATGCCTTTGGATCATTACCTTTTTTCTTTTTTTCTCTTTGAGCTTCTTCATAGGACATAGCTTCTTCAACGAGACTGTTCCCATTATTATCAATAAAGCCATCGAGATTTTTGTAAATTGGGACAAAGAATCCACAATAAGTTCCCATTGCTCCAGCATCCCAATCATTTTCAAAACCTAAACAATCGTAAGCTTCTGGGTGATAGAATAACTCTTCCATCCCATCAAATCCAGGACCTTCTTCTCCACCAGTTCCAAATGCAATCATTGTCCCAAGAGTCTTTGAACCCTGTCTCATTGTGGGCATTGCTACCTCCCAAGCTTTTAGCAACCCTGAGAATGACCCTGCCTCTTCGAAGAATATTAACTCACCTGCTTTACCACGGATTTTATCTGGGTCATCTTTTAATGATACTCCGATAATCTGTGACTTAAACCCAAGAGTTACATCGGCTCCGTTTACGTTCTTTTTGTACCCAGACTGTTTATGCATTTCTCGGTCGATAAGACGTGGTTGAGTCCAAGCAGTATTATCGTCTACAAATGATACAATATCCCATGCTTTAGATAACATCCCATCCCCAATCAAGTATTGCTTGTCAGAAGCAAATACAAAATTCTTAGAATTCCTAAGATGGAAATAGTTACGGCAAAGCATAGCTGCAGCTTTGTAGGAGAATCCTTTACGTCGTGCTTTAAGCACCACCATATGCTTGTTTTCTTTACGTGCTTTGTCAATTGCTGTAAAATATTCATAGTCTCCGTCATAAAATGCAGGGAAACTTCTATCACGTCGTGATATAATCTCCCCGTCAGGTTGTTCTTCATCTATAATCCTATCAATTGGACAATAGTTTAAGTAAAAGTAATGAAATCCAGATATCTTAATCCCATTTATTTCATACCCATGTAGACATCTATTTTGCTCCTCATCCCAATACTCGTAGTACTGTTTTGTTCCTGGGAGTGCGTCTATATAGTGCCCAAACTCCTTGTAGTGGTTGGCAGCAGGACTAAATAAGTGAGTATCATTTAGTTTCATTTTTCATTAACTTGCTCTATTCTTTTTCTAACTTCAGTTAATTTCATTGGGCAATATAGTATCTTCCCATTTACCCATATCTCTGTTAAACCTAGGTCTATCCCTGATATTGCTATAGCATTAATGTTGTAAAAAACCATTTCTTCAGATGATTTAGTGTTAATCTCTGACTCTACCCCTAAAAGTCTGAGTTCAGATTCCTCTTTAGTCATCACTAGTATTGGAAGTATTATTGCTTTCATTTTATTCACTATATTTGTTTGTTTTTACTCCAGCCCTGTTTGGGTTGTCTTTGGCCTGTTGCTTTTGTACGAGTTCTTCGAGTCTGTCTAACCCTTCCACTACTTCCCCTATCTTAGATAGATTGGCAACCAGGTCTTTAGCTTGATAGAGTAGTTTACCGTTTTCATCCATAGCAGTTAAGTCTATGTTTTCAAAGTATTTCTCAAGTTTGTTTACTGAAGATCGTGCAGATTTAAGAAGTTTAATAGCATGAGTTTCAGATAGTTCCATGTATTTATCGACTGCTGCCTTTAGATATGGGGTAATCTTAACCCCTAAATCTTTCATAAGAACTTCTTTTCTTTCTTCTTCCCCGTATGCTGAATAGCTAGATCTGTGATCTACAAAGAAGTAGACAAATGCAAGTTCTTTTACTTTGAGTTTTTCAAACTCAGGGATAGTCAGTGCATACGGTGATGGTATGACTACATTATTGTTTACTGTTAGCAAGTCTTTCATTTTTCTTTCTTTTTAGTTCGTTTAGATGAGCTATCCTAGATTTTTTTGCATGAAATTTTCCAAAATATGGTAGTCTAACTGTCTCAAAATCACCTAGTTTCATAATTTTTGTAACGTACTTAAATTGATAGTAGACAATATCTTCTATCTTATTTAGAGGCAAGTTATACTTCGTTGCTAACTTCTGTATTATTGCTTTCTCCGTCTTCATTCTTTCTTAGATTTATTTTTCTTCCATTTCCCCCAACTTTGTACTTATCCCATTTTCCTTCAGGGCAGAATGCTGTAGCCCACCCACTCTTTTTTGGCATAAAACACCCACAATTATTGCAGGTATTATCTTCAGCAAGCAGTGGACAAGATGTGCAGATAGCCATTCTTTCGTTGTATACCTCTTCTGGTACAGGTGGCATACCTTCTTTTATAAATTCTGCAGATGCTTTTGCAAAATTCCAAGCTTTTTGTAATAGATTTGGCTTCATGCTGGTATTATGTTAATCTGTACTGGTTCTTTTCTAAGAATTGGGGCAATATCATACCCATTCTTAGTTTGTACAATAGCATTTTTATCTTTCAATCTTTTAACGTAGTTGTTCAAAGTATTGTGATCTTTAATCTCCATCTTATCAGCCACCTTCTTTTTATTGGCTGGGGAGCATAGGTTTACTGTATCTCTTAAATCTATCAGGTTAGCTAGAACCTGTAACTCTGTGTCTGTTAATTCTAGTATCCCATTGAATACTTGTAGGAATTTTAGAGTTGTATCAGCTTTTATATTAATCTTCCTCATCTTCGATAATTTTTCCGTTATCTATAAGTTCAATTTTAGCACGTCCATCTATTAGTCGTACTTTACAAGTTTTAGAATATGAGTTGAATTCGTTTAGATGCTCTTCTATATTCTCTCTTGTGATTAAGAAAGTAAGGAATACCTCAAGTTCTTTAGCAGCTTTCAGTAATCCTTGTCTTTCTATCTTTACAGCAGAGGCACCTAGCTTCAATGTCTCATAATCATCTATGGTCATTGTTACTGTACCAGTCATATTTTAGTTACTTACTTACTTAGTTACTACCCCAAGAACTGCCATTGATTCGTTAATCATAACGTATTCGTTATCATCAATGTTAATAATAACTCCCTCACTTGCAGGGTGAATGTATACAACATCCCCGGTCTTGCATTTGCAATCTGGTCCTGCAGCTAGTACTGGAAGTACGTTAGAACGTAATGCTGATGCTGATTTATCTGATAAGATAATTCCTGCATCTGTCACCTTTTTATCAGGTTTTGGGACAACTAGCCAATCTCTTGTTGGCTCAAAATTTAGATTTTCCATTTGTTATTTAGTTTGCTTAATGCAAATGTATAACAAAGACTATTATATAACCAAATTTTTTATTTGATAATAGCTAATACTGTCGTAGTGATGAATAGTGTAGTAGTGACTACAAACACTCCTGTAGATATTTTATAGGTAGTTAGATCTTCTTTAGTTGTAGTTAACTCTGCATTTAAGTTTTCTACAGCAAGCTCTAAGCTCCCAATCTTTTCAAGATTTGCTTTACTCGATTCTTGACATTTAACATAAGAATCATTTAACTTACTGATTGCCAGGTCTTTATCCCTTAATCTTATCTCGTAAGTATTAACATTCTGCTTAAGTATGAATTCACTTTTTTTGCATGCATCAAATTCTACTAATGTTTTTAGTAGAATTTCCTCTTGCTTAGTTGTAAAGAATATACCAACTTGATTGTTGTAGTTAATTCTTTGGGGAGTAAGTTGTCCATAGCTGATCACGTTCATTGTTATCAGCACTAGAAATACGGCCAATGACTTCATCTCTATCTTTTTTTATGTTAATTATTAAGTTTGCATTTGCAAGTATCTTGTACTTGTTGATACTATCTGTGTAGGATAAGCTATCTAAAAAGTATTGAGTCTTGATTGAGTCTATTTTCAACTGTGTCAAGTCATCATAAGTTTTTAGTTTTGCTTTGTAAGAGTCTATATCTTTCTTATAGTTATTTATAGAGTTAAATAAATATATAATTCCCCCTATAAGTCCTGCTATAACAATGATTATAACTGCAATTGTATTAACCTTCAATTTGCTCATCTTGCTTTAGAGATTCTTTAGATATTTCTTTTTTGACTTCCATTTTCTGAGTAAACACCCCCTCTAACATAGTCCCTACAAATACTCCACCACCTATAAACATAATGGTATTGTACATATACTCCGGGGTTTTGTACTCTGAGAATGTAGCTATCCATGCTAAGGCTGATCCTGTCAGTATGCAATACAGTCCAACAAGTCTTTTAGAACTTTGATCTCCGTCCTTGCTTAATATAGATAGTATCCACTTTTTCATTAGAACTCTCTTAATAGGGTGTAAGTAAAGTCTTTAAGTCCTGACTCTTTGCAAAGCTTGATTAACTTAGCAAAGTCTTGTGGGTTATTCAGTACTTGACAACCTGCTGACCACTTTTCAATGAATGTTGATATAGCAGATGGATTAGCTCGGTGAATGTTCACCCCAAATAAACCAGTATCTTCTATACCTTGTTCTTCAGCAGTCTCGTCTTTGTCAGTGTCACGGTAAACTGTAATAGGTTTACGTTGTACAAGTGCTTCATACTGACCTCTATGTAAACCTAATTTCCATGTGTCTACATACTGACCGGGCTTAAGTACTGCTGTACCTTTAGGGTTCATAAGGGTTAATAGCCAATGTCTACCTGGGTTAGTTGTACAGGTAAATGGACCATAAAACATTGGCCCTTGTATTATATAAAAGTGATCATCAAATTTGTTATTGACATTAGCTTTAGATCTTACCCCAATAAGGTGAAAGCTTGGCCATTGATATCCAAGTCTTTTGAGCTCTGTTTCCAGTTCTGTATAACTATATATTTTCATTGTTATTTAGTTTGCTTATAATTTCATCTGCTGTTTTGCAAATATCGTTATTTATTTTACATTCTGCTACTAGAGCATAAATTCCTTCGTCTAAAAATACATGAACACAAAGATCGTCTATTTTTTCATAGCCGTTTAGTGAGAAGTCTATCCCTCTATAATGCATAATGCTATTGCTTAGTGTTACTTCCTCCATCTTATGCCTTGTTTACTTGTAAATGAACAAAAGAGCTTCTGGATGAGTCTGTTGCGTTTGAGTTCTGAATTGCAATAACAAGATACTGAGCAACAGTCCAATCTATGTTTGATGCTGTCACTGCTGTGCCTGTCACTCCTTCATCAATTGTTGCTCCCACCCCTGATGGATAGCTCTCTGTGTTTGTTGTTGTCTTGACTGCAAATGTTCTTGACATCTGAACGAATAAAGATGTAGCTGCTGCTGTTGTGCTTGAAGCTACCAATGATCCACCAATTACCGCAGTTGTGTTGAAATAAACACGAATGATAACTGTGCCAGCTGTTCCTGTTTTTCTCACTCTGACTTTGAAATTCAATACATCCCCAACTGCAACTGTATTGGCTGGTATTAAAACAGATGAAGTTGCTTGACTTGCTGTTGTTCCAGTTATAGCAGTTCCATCACTTGTACTTTGTTTATTTAAAGCAACCCCATTAGTAGTTATAGTAAAGTTGGGGTATGTACCAGATGTAACTATACCTGCACCTGCTGTTAAAGCTACAGTTTGGTCTGGGGCTGAGTTAGTAACTGTTACAGTCCCACTAGTTGTAATAGGGTTTGTACCAGATAAACTTATACCTGTGCCTGCAGCAAGCTGTACAGAAGTTACTGTACCGGTATTATTTGTGTAACCTGATGGATTAGTTGCATTATATGGTGTATACCCCAATGCTGTAATTACACTTTTATTTTTCCATAAACTTGTAGATGATTCATAAGTTAAAACATCATTGTTAGATGGGGTTGGAACTAATACACCGTGCAATTCATCAAGTTCATAACCATTTTGAATTGCTAAAATTATTCTTCCCTGAGTTGGGTGTGCTCTAGCTACTGTCCCAATAAATACAGCATGATTAGGTTCTGCTGGAGGAGTAGTTGCAACCATTTCACCTGGGATGTTATTAAGCCATAGCCTATCCCCGTCAGCAAACATGTTTAATGCTAAATCATGCATTGTCCCTGATACAGTTACATACCCATCAGCATTGTTTGCAATGTCTGCAGATACTAACCCAATTGTTTTAGAACTAGTTGCCTCTGTTGATGCATCAGCTAACACTGCATTTGGACGATTACCTGTTGCACCACTTAAGTAAACTACTTGACCTTTGGTTAATGTAACTCCAGTAGAATTTCGTACAATAATTTTTACACATTCTGCTTGATCTACAACACCGTCATTATCAGTATCATATGTAGATTTTAACATATCTCCACTTCCACTAGAAGCTGATATTGTTAAAACTCCATTAACTTCTGTTATTGTAATCCCTGTCCCAGCTGTTACTATGTCTGATAAGTTCTTGAATCTGAATATTTTAGGTTGATATCTCCCATCATTTATAATGTGAGCCATCAATATCTGATTATGCCTAATGTTATCTTCCCTAATACGAGAACCGTTAGTAGTATCTATGTCTACTAACTCTTTTAATGAGATATCTGTTTTTGTAATTTTCAATTGAGTTTAGTTCTAGCTTGAATCCACAAATGGCTTTTTTCTTGCTCTGCCGCCATTATAGCCATTATGCCTCTAAGTTCTTCGTATGTAAATTGAACAACAAGCTCATCTGAGTCGTTAAGTACTTGTATAATCTTGTCATCTATATATACTACAGCCTGTTCAGAGTCTTCCTCATCTTTTGTAAATGGGGGTTGATATACTCCAGTCTTAATATACGTAGGCATTGAATTCTATTTTACTGCTAAAGTATGAAATTTCTCAATTGAGCACACCTCTCCCCTAGGAATTTTTACTGTTTAAAATTGAACTTTGAGTTACTGCCGTCTTTAGCCTTTGGAGGAACATTTCTATCAGCCCTTAGTTTTAACCCTCCCCAGTACTCTATATCAATTCTTTTTTTGCAACTATCGGGGACAACTTTTTCTAACTATGTCGATAGAAATAGAACCCGACTTCTGACCCCTTACTTGGTTACCTCAGGGGTGATCGTTATTGGTTAACGGTTGCTGTTTGCAAATATAAGTAATTTGATTACCCTTGTCCAACTGAAAGTTTGTGATAATGTTTAGAAGTTTTCAACTTAGAGTGTTTAGTTTTAGCATGAATACCTGGTCTCTTAACTTTAGGTTTAGCTTTAAATGTAGTCTGTGTTTGTTTAACCTTTGCCATTTCTATCAACAATTATGTTTAGAACAGTCCTAAAGAAATAGAACTTTACTCCCCAATGCTTTAAGCCTTTGTAAAAAGTAAATCCTAATTTTTTAGTTCCGTAAGTTTTGTAAGTAAAAACGTTCATAACTGTAATTTTTGGGTTAGCTTCCACAATAGAGACAAGAGCTGTCATTTTCATTGTATTCACCTGCTAAGATTTTTTTGCATTCTTCATTAACCTGTTCGTCGTTCCAGTCAGGGTGGAATGCCTTAACCTGTGCTCTTAAAAACATATATTGCTCTTGTTCCATTCGTAACAAATATACATATAAAATTGTTACAAGGTTACAATGTGTTTTATAAAGGAAAAATGTTGTGATTTTTGTACCTGATAAGGTACATTATAGTATGATTATTCAGTCATTAGCTTAAAAAACTCCCGATAGGGTATGATAAATCATTCTTTTGTCGAAACTATAGTAAACTTTTGAGACAAACTAATGTGGATAATTGTCACCATAATAAGGGTTATCGTTGATAATAATCCCCAATGGGTATCGGCAAATTATAGATTATCAAATTAAGTGAAATATGATAGACAAATAGATTTGATGTTAAAGAATGAGAATCAAAGATGAAGTGTCAAGTTTTTTACACCATTTAGTTGACATCGACAAGATGGGGAGTAGAACTCACCAACTGGAAAAAAAATTTTTAGGGGGAAATTTTTTGAGGGTTAAAAATTTTTAGATGGGAAATTTTTGAGAGTGATGTCCTACGTATTCAAAGACCCCGGCTAAGTATTGTGCATCGGAATGTCCCGGTCACATAATACCACAATCATATGCAACTGATTCAATCTTCAAAAGGTGCCGGTTTGGCTACCATCTCTTGGTCATTTCCAGAAGGAAAACCACCTGTACAAGACATGGACTTTATCTGCTGGGTTCGTCGTGACGATCCGCAGTATGATGCTGTTCTTGCCCATATGAAGGCGGCCCTGTAAGGGGTCCCTTCGGGGGTTGGGGAGTTCAGGGAATAATCATCACGATGTTAAGTGATTGATTACCAGGATCTCTCCAACTCTTTAAAGGCAAATTGACTAATGCCTACAAATTAGTCTATACAATGTTATAACACAATGTTATGGAAAAGCAACAGCAACAAGGTTTCTTTATAGGTGCTTCAGTAGCAACAATCATATGGTTGTTTGTTATTCTCAGCATCCTATTAGGACCAGTTTTATAGACATTACTACCAACAGCATTGAGGTCTGATTTGTAAACACAAGTCTTTCGACTGATATGTTGTTGGTTTGTATTAATGCACCATTCCAACTTCACAAGGGTTGGCAGTTGTTACATATTATACTCTCATCTAATTGCAGGATATTTTTGCCATGTAAACCCTTTTAATTAAGGTAACTTCGTCGCCCTCGGGATTGGGAGTAAGCAAAAATATAATTGTGGTCATGCTAATATAGGGAAAAGAACCATATTAGATAATTCCACATTAAGGGTTGCAACCTTGTGAGAGTATGATTATGTAACAACTGAATGCAGAGTGGTACAAATCATTAACTAAATTATCGAACATGGATAAAATCATAATTCCAAACATTGACAGAAATAAATCTTATCATTCATTAGTTGGACATCTATTAAAACCAATTACTAAGTTCATTCCTGTATATCCTACTGGATGTTCTTGTCAATATGGATATCATTGCGATGATCCAGACTTTGATTGGAATCAACCTGTTCATTACGAAGAGGTTGATATCAATGACCCTAGAACTAGAATTAACTAAATCATTAATTATGGATAACATAACAATGAACAAAGAAAGTATGCTGTGGTTCTTCGAAAGAATGCACGGCAGATTACCACAATCAGCTGAGGAATTTACAGAGTTCTGTAAACCACCAACACATAAACCAACTTTATGTGTAGATTGTGAAGTATGCACAGCATCAGTTGGTATTGATGTGTGTCCAACTTGTGAATCAAATAGAACCATGAATGGTTACTATGATGATTATCACAGTGAATAGACAATAGAAAGGACGTGATATTCGTCGTATTCCTAGGCATGAAGACAAACTGCCTTATATTCTTTTGGATTTACATAAATCAACATATAAAAATCATGAGTTACAACACTCTAAATTCTGGATCATTGCAGGGATTGCAAATGAATCAGACCTTGATGGTATCGGCTAGGAAAGTTGCTGGTAACAAAATTCAATTGGAATTTGCTGAGATTCTTCAAAAAGAATCTACTCAAGCAGTTAATCCACTTGCATTATTCAACAAATCAGACTCTCGTTTCTCACAAGGAGGAGCTAGACGTGCATGGATGACTGTTGAACCATCAGATGCATCTGCTTTATTAGGCATTGATTTATCTGATGCTAACCCATCGTGGACTACTGATGTTTTAGGACGTGAAGTTCTAGCATTAAACATCTTGAATCCACAAGTATTAATTGGTGATGAACTAATTAATCTAAAGGTTGAAGTTGTAGAAACAACTGAACCTTCTGAGTATCAATCTGCTAATCTTGACACGAGTGCTAAACGTCGTGGAAAAGATGGAGCCTTTTGTACTCATAAAGGTAAGTACATCTTTGCTAACACTCGTATTGCTTTCAACAAAGCAAATCATGTGTTCTTAGAGATGGATGCAGTTACTACAACAGCTTCTGTTACTTCTGACGGAATTTATAACTAATTCTGTCAAAACTTGATAGAGTGTTAAGGGGGAAACCCCTTAACATTTTATTCAAGTATGTGTAAATGTGTTTGAATAAAATTAATCTCTAACTCAAATGAAAAAGCATACCTTCTATGTATTACTGTACTTTGCAGTAATGATTGTTGTAGCATCATTAGTATCTTGTAGTTCAAAAACTATGAATGTGTATACTAAATGCTATGATAAAGACATCAACGTTAAAAATTATAACCCAAGACCAATTCCTGGTCGATAAATTCTAAAACAAATGGAAGAATCATTCATTTATTTCTACAAATTAGCTGATGGTACTGAGTGTGCCACAACTAATGAAACCTTTGCTGTATTGAGGTCTCAGCAAGAAGGAACAGACATTGTATTTGCACAACCAATATCGTAATAGTATGAAAAAGCATTTACAAATCCACTTAGAATACGAAAAAGTATTCGTGTTCTTCCCCACAATTGCCTTTGGGGAATGTGAAGCTACTAACACTTATTGGACTGCATTTGTATTTGGTCCATTCAGATTGAAGTTTAAGTTAATTGCTAATATTATAGCACAAGACTAGGGTTAGATAAGGACAAGAAAATGCATTAGAGATTAGTGGTATTATCTCTTTTGCATTTGTCTTGTTATATTTGTTTAATAAAAGATATAAACTAATCACGGTACCAGCTCGTGCACTGGCTAGCTACCACACCTTGGATGAACGATGTTAGATTGAGATGTACATATACTTCTAACTAATCACTAAACTCTAGTAAACTGGTATCGTGATTTAACTTCTTAGCTCCGTTGATCAGGAGATCGTAAAACACAGAATGCCTCTTGAATCGTACCAGCTATACTATTATGGTATAGACGAACTTAATGCACACTATCTGTTCTCATCGTATAGGAGATAGAGTTAGCTTTCTCGACGTCGTTTAAAAAGGTTGACAGCTTGGAAAGACAGCCACCTTCGGATGTAACCTTAAAAATAAAAATTATGAGTAAAAGAATTAAATGGTGGAAACTATTAATAGTTTTCTTTTCAGCTATTGTATTAGAGGCAAATAGTATTGCTGGATTCAGATTTCTTATGGATAAGAACTGGATAGGTATGGTGCTTATGGTAGGCATCAATCCATTCCTATGCTTGCCAATGAATCACTATACGATAGAAGTTAAAACTTTCAAAGAGAGGGCATTGATTGCTCTTGCATTCAGTTTGGGCTTTTCAGTTGGAGTGGCTACAATTAGACCGTTTTTTATTTAGAAAATAAAATTAATTAACTATGGGTTATATGAAGTGGGTAAAAAGCCTGATGGATACAGGTCGGTGTGTACAGCTTAAACATAAGTATGTA